TTTGTAACTCTGCGAGCTCATTCGCCCACCTTTGCCATGTATCGTCATCAATAATTGGATTATCTAATTTATAATACAAATAAGAATGAACCAACATTTGAGACCTACGCTGGCGTATGATCTCTTTAACTGTTCTTTTCATGAATTTTCTTTATATCTACCCAACAATTAAAAATTTCTGTTGCTTCAAACAACCCGATGCCATAAAAGTTTTTAATTACAGCAGGCGTTTTAGTAACATGAATATCACCAATTGAGTCAATTTTATCACAAAATTCAAAAACTTCCTTAATTGTAGGACCCCATGTGCGATTCGGATTATTTTTCTCTGAATACACTCTGTGCATGATTTCTTCTACTTCTTTACTCATAATAACTCCTTAATTAACTATACTACAACCTTAACACACGGTTGCCCAATAGTCAAGCAATTATTTGTTGTAAAAATACAACTAGCCACCGATTCTCTGGAGCGACCCATTTATGATTATATAACTCTCTACATACGGTTCTGCTGGCATCGCATCCTGAGTGCTCTCCTGCATCTCCCAATCGTCTTGTATCTCACCAACGTGGTCGTATAGTTCTTGTAGATATTGTTCATTGCCATTTACCATTTCTCTGCCCTCTCGTAGTTATCAAATAAATCATAATCTCCAACATCACCACGAATCTCTGGCACTTCTACTGCGAATTCCTCTTGTGATACGTCATTATATTCCAGACCTTTGTTATAAGCGGTCCTACTCTTGCTCGCCTTCTGTCTCGTAGCGGCGCCTTCGGGTGTTTCGTGGTATTTTAATAATTTTTCTCGCCTAATGTCTTTATCTTTTTGAGTATGCACTCTGACATTAGCACAAGATCGTGAACAATAAGTGCCCTTTTTGCGATGGTCTTTACCACAGCGAGGGCACTTTTTAATCATTGTAGTGTGTACTTTTTCTCAAATTCACCTGTTGCTACATCAGCAATCAAGTTATCAAATTCAGTATTGAATCCGTTAGCTTTGCTGTGCATCATCAGTCTAGCTAAAACAACACCCATTACCACGTTAATAGGCGCTCTTTTTGACATAGATAGTAATAATTCATCTATCTCTGTAACTAAATTCTCTATTGGTAAATCAGGTTTTTTGCTCATCATTTTTAATTTCTTTTTCATGTTTTACATCTTCACTCTTTAATTCTGTAAGATAACTTTCAAATAAATCTTCTTCTCCATCATTATCGTACCATGTTCTGTTAAATGGCCATGATGTATTATCTGGCATGGGTCTCTCCTTAATCTAATTTAACGTAGTAGTCTCCTGTGAATTGATTAACTAAGCAAATAGCGAGGTTCTCTGCCTCTTCTTCCCATGGTTCATCTTTTCTCACTTGACCTTTCCATGTATTTAGTGAGTCATCAATTTCATTATTGACATATTGTTTAACGTGTACCATCTCATGTGCGATAGTGTCAAGCAAATCTCTTTGTGTTTGTTTTGTGGCAAGTCTAATGTAAAAATGTTGACGCTCATGTCGCCAACACAAACCGTGTTGTTGCATTTTATTAGAATAGGAAAAGTCTATCAATACACTATCAGGCAATCTCAATTTATCACTAAAGAATGAGATTGCCTTGTAGTATTGTTTACCGATGCCACGAATTAACATGGCACCATTTTACTTTATATTATCTAAGAAGTCAAGCGCTGAAGCTTCCCATGTCCACTTCTTTGCCGAAAAATGTACTGAGTCTCTAGGTATTTTCAATACATCATCTAGTTTGCTTTCTAGTTCATCATATAAACCAAATCTTTTATCAAATTCCACTAAACATCCATTTACGCCTTCTTCGATAACTTCCAACGGCCCAGGCTCTGCATAAGCGAGCACAGGTGTGCCACAAGCAATCGCTTCTAGCAATACGATACCAAAAGTATCTGTCTTAGATGGAAAAACAAAAGCATCGGCACTCGCAACAACCTTAGCAAGACTTGACCCTTTTAATTTACCTTTAAAATCTACATGAGGATATTTTTGTTTGAGTTCTTTTAAATATGGCCCATCACCAACTAATACTTTGTGTGGGTGTTTCAATTCACAAAACTCATCTAAGTTTTTATCCTTTGTTACCCTTGATACACAAACAATATATGGCCTGTGTAATACTTGCCTAAACTTTGGGTTGAATAAATTATGATTCACACCTCTAGTCCATAGAGCAAGATTCTTAAAACCTTTTTCTTTGAGTTTATCTATCATACCATTTGTGGGCGTCATTACACATTTTGATTTACTATGAAACCATTTAAAGTATGGGTAAAAAACTTTTGTGGGTAATTTTGTGTATCGACTTAGATACTCTGGTATTCTTGTGTGATATGATGTTGTATAGGGTCTATCTTCTTTATCTAAGATATGCTTTGCATACGCACCAAGTGGGCCTTCGGTTGCAATATGCACCTTGTAATCTAAGTAGGACCTACCTGTTATATCAAGTTCATAAATCCATGGATTTCTAATAAACTCTATGTCTGTGTAGAATGGTAATTTAAATGTTCGCCAGAGATATGTTGGTTCACCGCCGTTGTAATGCGACCATTTCGGGTGTAAGATTGTTACTTCATGTCCGTATTTTTCTATTTCTTCTTTTACACTTTGATACGTTTTAACTACGCCGTTGACTTGTGGCTCCCAAGCATCTGTGATTATGAGTATTTTCATTTTGCTATTATGTTTAGAGCTTTTATTTGCTCTAAAACCTCCCTGTGATTAGTTACATTTACGGGATAGCATTTGATTGCACTACCATATATACTCGGTGGTTCGTAACTCTTCGCTACACTCTCACAATGTTCTCTTGTCTGCATTGTACCTATAACGTAATAGGGTTCTGATGCAAGGACTACAACACAAGCCCATATTATCGGGTTCATATTGCCGTCTTATATAGTGTTCTATTATCTTTACACCCTCTGTTGTTAGGTTTTACAAGAAACTCCATTGATCGGTCATCACAACGATATACGCAATATCGCATGTATTTTTTATTACTTACATTAAAATTGTCTTCTATGCCTACGAGTTTACATTTTGCGTAGGCATTTAATTGAGGTAGATTTGATTGTTTTTCGTGAGCGTGTAGATAACCGTAGCGTGTCTGTAATACTAGTACTAAGAAGAAAAATAACACTAGCATAGCACCTACGAGTAAGAGTGCTGTTCTTAAAAATTTCTTTAGGTAGTCCAAAGTCTATCCTTTCATTTGCCATCGTGATCATTATTCTATCACGTTTTATTTTTTAAGTGAGGCAAATGTGTTTTTATTCTGTCTTTCTAAGCTTGAATCTAAAACCTCTAATGCTCTAGCTGATGTTCTGGCACCGCCTAGTGATAGGGCAAGAATCAATGCTATGATTATGAGTAAAGTCATTTTTAATTTCTCCAAATATTTTCCTGTATTTAGGATGTTTCATATCTCATGCCTTATGGCTGGGTCGAGATCGAAAACATAATTTAAAAAGATACAGGCCAAATCTTCATTATCGTAGTGTCGAATAATGGTTTGGCCTGTAATTGATGAGGTGATAACTAACAGTATGTTACTGTCATTGAAGCAAGAGAATTTTATAGACCAGTTGTCTCTTGTAACTGGTTTCCAAAATCTGGTGTTACTTGCTACTTGTAAAAATCTTTTCGATAGAATTTTTCTCGACAAACTCTTTTGCACTTTCTGTTAAATAGTTTACTGTTTCAACATATTTATCTTGAAAGCTATGTGTTTCTTTAATAGTAGCTGTCTTAATTGCCTTAGCGGTATTGTTGAATACTGATAAGTTAAAATCTATTACTTTGACTATTGAATCTGTTACAGTCATTAAAGTCTCCTTAAAATTATTATTTATAAAAAATGTTGCATCACACAATAAATCCAAATAAGCTTAAAATACTTGTCCACCATAGTGTCCAATAAAAAGCAATATACTTAAATAATGTTTTAGGACCTCTACTACCCCTTCTTGTGCCTAAATGCCATGGTAATATTATTCTTCTGCCTATGTTATTTGCTAATCGATTAACCTTCTCCAAAACTTTTTCCTCCATAAAAATAAGAAACGTGATAATATTTATAATATTATACTGCAACGCAACAATATATGGGGCAAAAATGTTTAACTTTGCCCACTTTTTTTTCAATCGTGAGATATATAGCTTTGCTGCCGTTCAGATAAAAACCTTAAATTCTTCTTAGTTACCTTGACCATAATCCAGTCATTGTAATAATCTTCCCTCTCAAGCACACGGCGATCTATTTGTTCTTTTAATTCCAGGTAGGCACAGTCTGATCTATTAGAGCAAATATATAATATTTCTCTAACAAATTTACTTTCTCCGTGTTTTTTAACGTCATCAATCAAAGTATTGTTTGAGCCCCAATACTTTTCCCAGTCTGATGGTTTTCTAACTTTCTTTCTTTTGCCTTTTACTTGTTTGTAACCGGCTTTTGTAAAGAATTTTTTCCCAATGTATCGTTTTTTATCTACAAGATTATGTATGCAATAAACGAAACCAAAAGAACCACCAACATCTCTTTGACTAAACTCTTTTCCATTATAATACCAACTCATTCTTCCTCTATATCGTCCTCTTCATATTGTAAATAAGAGGAACAAAACGGACAATATGTGGGTTCTGAATCTGTTCCTCTTATGCCATATTCTATTGTGAATTTTGAATCGCACTCATCACACTCATACTCTAACAATCTCATTTAGGCTGCCTTGCCCCAAACATCTTCCCATTTACCTTTGAGGGCGCCTTTGGCGTAATCAGTAGCACGATTCTCAAAGAAATTAGTGTGTGTTGGTGCGTTAATCATTTCTTCCACCCAGAGTAGTGGGTTTCTTTTGACTTTGTAATGACCTTTGAGACCTAAACTAATCAACCTGCGGTCGCAAATGTATCGTATGTATTTCTTTACATCATCAGCTGTGAGGTCTTCCATTGGCCCCATTTTAAATGCAAGGTCAATAAACTTATCCTCTAACTCAACCATTTTTCTTGCTATATTATATATCTTAGATTTTAAATCGTCATTCCAAATTTCACGATTCTCTTGTATATAAGTTCTGAATAATTTAATCATAGACTCTGCATGTTGTGTTTCATCTACAATTGACCATGTGATAATCTGACCCATGCCAGCCATTTTACCATGCCGTGGAAAATTCAATAACATTATGAATGAAGAGAATAACTGCATACCTTCTGTGAAGGCAGAAAACACGGCGATGTGAGTCGCCGTGGATTCTTTTGTGCCATTTTTTGAAGATATGTCCATAACATAATCATGTTTATTCTGCATCTCTTCATACTCTGCAAACTCTGAATATGTTGATTCAGGCATGCCTAGTGTTTCTATGAGATGAGAATAAGCGGCGATATGTAATGCTTCACGAGCTGTGAAACCAGCCAACATCATTCTGATTTCTGGTTGTGGGAAATATGGTAAATAATTCTTAACATATCCGCCTGCAACATCTATATCACCTTGTGTAAAGAATCTAAAGATGTGAGTAAGGAATTGTTTTTCTTCATTTGTCAATTTATGTTTCCAATCTTTGACATCCTCTGCCATTGGCACCTCTGTGTGTAACCAATGTGATTGTTCATGTTTCAACCAAGCATCATATGCCCATGGATACATGAACGGTTTAAAATAATTCCTTTCATCTCTTAACATCTATTTCTCCTTTGTTATGCTTTGTACAATGCAGCTTCTTCTGAACCAGCTGTTGCTGAACCCTTTGTATAAGAGTGTTTTCCAGTTCCCTCTAGTTCACCATCTCTTACGATAGTGTATTCACTTCGCTGCTCTTTACCATCAAATAAATTTTCAAGTATCTCTCTCACACCAGCCGCATAGCGAGCTTGTGCTGATAGAGATGTGCCTGAAGTGTGTGGTGTCATGCCATGGTTTGGCATACTACGCCAAGCATGGTCATTTGGTGCAGGTTGTGGGAACCATACATCGCCTGCATATCCACTAAGTTGACCCGATTCAAGTGCATCAACAATTGCTTGTCTATCACATATCTTACCACGAGCCGTGTTTACTATATATGCTCCTTTTTTCATCTTAGAGATCAAATCTGCATTAAATAATCCCTCTGTTTCAGGATGTAAAGGGCAATTGATCGTAACGACATCACATACTGCGACCAATGATTCTACTGAGTCATGATAAACTAAATTAAGCTCTGACTCTACCTCATCAGATAATTTATGTTTATCAAAATAATGCAACTCTACATCAAATGGCTTTAACTTTCTAAGAGCATCTAAACCAATGCGACCAGCGGCAACTGTACCAACTTTCATACCCTCTAAGTCATAAGACCTTGACACAGCATCTGCAATATTCCAGCCACCCTCATTTACAATCTGGTGTTGTGTGTGATAGTCTCTGACCAATGCAAGTATCATCATAACAATATGTTCTGCAACTGATCTTGAATTACAATACGTTACTTCCATAACATCTACACCAAGTTCAATAGCGGCCTGCAAGTCAACATGGTCTGAACCTATGCCTGCTGTAATCGCCATCTTTAACTTTCGTGCTGATGCCATCTTTTCTCTTGTAAGATAATACGGCCAAAATGGTTGAGATATCACAACGTCAGCATCAACTAATTCTTTATCTGCTGTACAACCTTCGCCATCTTTATCTGATGTAACAACCAACTCATGGCCATTCTCTTCTAAAAATTTTCTAAGACCCAACTCACCTGATACACAGCCAAGTAATTCGCCAGGTTTAAAGTCAATAGCCTTTGGTGATGGTAATGTTTGACCATCTGGATATTTTTCTATTACTGGTAAATTTTCTACTGCGTAGTTTGTAGGCATTCCATTCTGTGGGTCATCATATAGTACACATAAAACTTTCATATTTTTCCTTCCCTCAAAGTGTTTCAGTTTTTACCTCGATTTTACTACTCTTCTGCTTGTAGTCATGGATAGCAGCCTTGATTGCATCTTCAGCTAAGATTGAACAATGAATCTTTACTGGCGGTAATGCCAGTTCAGAAGCTATTTCAGTATTCTTAATTGTTTCTGCATCATCAATGCTTCTACCTTTCACCCATTCTGTTACTAAACTACTACTAGCGATTGCACTACCACAACCGTAAGTTTTAAACTTTGCTTCTTCAATTATACCATCTTCACCTACTTTAATCTGTAGTTTCATTACATCACCACAGGCAGGTGCACCCACCATACCTGTACCAACCTTTGGGTCAGTCTTATCTAATGAGCCTACATTTCTTGGATTTTCATAATGGTCTATAACTTTTTCTGAATACATAATTTATCCTTCGCAAGCTAAACATTCGTTGTCGTTTGAATTCGATTCATTATTTAGTACCTTCATCAACTCTACATAACCACCAATATACTCACCTTGTAAATAAATTTGGGGCACGGTCTTAACTGCTCTACCCGTTACTTCAGCAGCGGTCTTACCAATTTCAGTCAAGTCAATCCAATCGAACTGCATACCTCTATCAGTAAGTTCTTTTTTAGCCATACTACAAAAATTGCAGGTAGGTGTACCATAGACAATGTTCCTAAAACCTGCCACTCCCTCAACAACTGCTTTCATATCGAGTTCTCGGATCACCTCTCTTTCTATTTTTTTAGCTACTTTGTCCGCCTTTCCAATTTTTTCTGAGCGACAATAGTAGAGTGTTTTAAGACCGTGCTTCCATGCCATGAAATGCACCGTATGAAGATATTTTATATTTACGTCCGGCCGAAAGAACAAGTTAAGGGATTGTGCTTGGTCAACGTAATTCTGTCGGTCAGCTGCGTGTTCCACGATCCATCTTTGGTCAATCTCCATACTCGTCTTGAAGGTGGCCATTTCCCTGTCATTGAGTATACCCAAGTGCTGAACGGATCCATCGTTAGCGATAATACTGCTCCATGCTTCATTGTAGTCATCCTCATCTGGGCACCTTTCTTTTATTATTTTATCTAAGAATTTATTTTTGTTTAAGTATGCACCAGATAAAGTATCTTGTCTGTAGGCATTTGCTCTATATGGTTCTACAGAAGGAGATGTATTGCCCATAATAATGCTACTGCTAGCATTGGGAGCAATAGCCATAAGGTGAGAAAACCTACGGCCAGTACCAATAGCATCAGGAGCTTCCCCTCTAAGTCTTCCCAGTTCCAAATTGGCTTCATCTAAACTTTTCCTTATGTGTCTAAAAATTTCTACATTAGCAGAACGTGCTTCTGCTGATTCCCATGGTAACATATGTTTTTGTAAATATGCGTGATAACCTAAGGCACCAATACCAATAGACCTTTCTTGTGTTGCACTATACTTTGCTCTTGATACTGCATCGGGAGCGTTGTCTATAAAGTATTGTAAAACATTATCTAACATCTCTGCAACATCTCTCAAGAAGAGAGGGTTGTCTTTCCAATCATCGTAGTATTCTAAATTAAGTGAAGATAAACAACACACGGCTGTTCTATCTTTATTTGTTGGTAGTATTATCTCTGAGCATAAATTACTTTGTCTGATGCTTAGACCTTTTTTCTTTTGAAAATCTGGCATCAAACGATTACTTGTATCAATAAAATGTATATAAGGTTCACCAGTCATCATTCTGGTTTCTAATATTTTTTGCCATAATTTCTTGGCTGATATTGTATCTTTGACCTCACCTGAATGTGGGTCTCTGAGTTCCCATGTATCGTCAAAGTGTTTATCGACCATGGCTTTTTCTATCAACTGCATAAATTTATCTGTAATGTTTATGCCATGATGTAAGTTTAGTGTCCTTACATTTGGGTCGCCCGTTGGTTTTCTCATCTCTAAAAACTGTATCACATCTGGGTGTGATATATCAAGATAGGCCGCATAAGAACCTCTACGAGTTCTACCTTGTCTATATGCTAAACTAGAGGCATCGTATGTTTTAAGATGTGGCATAATACCTGTAGACTTATCATCACTTGAACGAATACCAAGACCAATGCCAACACCACCACCTAACATTGATAACCAATTTACTTCTGAAAGAGTAGCAACCAACCCCTCTCTACTATCATGAAGATAAGGCAAGAAACAAGATATAGGTAAACCACGCTTGCTACGGCCAAAAGATAAAACGGGAGTAGAAAAAGACAACCAATGGCTACTAGAGTAATCATAAAGGCGACTTGCGTGGTCTTTATTAGATCCAAAAGCTTTTGATACATAGGCAAACCTCTCCTGTGGTGATGTTTCATCTTCCATCATATAAGATTCCCTGAGTCTTTTGAGACCGAGAGGGTCAAATAAATTATCTTTTTCTAAATCTAAGTCCATAAATATTTTCTTTCTTTCAACGTACTGCCCTAATAACATTTGGGAAAACCCCACTTATTTCTAACCAACATTTTTCTGCAACCTCCATATGTTCTTTTTGTGTACCATTTGACCTTCTCAATTCACAATAATGTATCCAAGACCTCAAACTACCAGCCATATATAATCTACTTTCCATCATACCTTCTGGTAGAACTGCACGAGCTTGCTCTTTTGCAACACCTTCTTTTATTGCCCACTCGTATGCCTCTTTGGCATGATTCATTACAACTGTTTGTTTCATTTCCCATTCACTTTGTAATTCTTCATTATCCGACTTTATACTATTTTGTCTATTCTTTTTATCTTGTAGTCTCGCCTCTCTAAGTTGATGTGATAAGTTTTCAACCGGGTTTGCATATCTTTGGCTAAACTCTTGAAACGAAAATGACCTATGTCTTAATATCTGTCTTGCTATATCTCTTGTTGTGTGTATCTCCATGACAACGTGGACCATTTCAAATGGTGACCAATGCTTGTTTTGAATTAAATATCGTATAAGTTTTTCTGAATCCTCAAAGTTGTTTTGATTGCTGGGGTTTGACACTCTTGCCATATAGACTATCGCTTCTTCTGGTGTTCTATCTACTAATTCACCATGAAACGAGGAGACGCCAACTAAATTGACCTCACTCATATTTTTTTCCAAAAAACTAATTTATTGAATGCTCTAATACAACAGAATGTATTTTTACTTATAATACTTTTTATCTCTCTTTGACTATATCCAGACACTATCATCTCATTTATATCTTTTTCTTTTATAGATTCAGGCCATATCACTAGATGGTGACCCTCTCTAATCGCATTGTGCATTAGTTTACAAACCTCTGCGTTTCTAGGCTCATTATCAAAAATTAATATCTTATCTTCTTTATCAATATCTGTTAACTCTCTAGCTATGATAGATAAATTGGCATCACCAGATGCAATACAATTATCTAAGAAAAGAGAATCAATCGGGCCTTCTACAATATAAATTGTGTTATCAAAATTGACACGGTCAAGGCCATAAATTAATTTATTATCATTTTCATTTGTTCTAATCGTTACATACCTTAGTATCTTATCGTTAGTTTCTAGTGAACGACCTGATACTGCAAACAGTTCATCATTCTCATCATAGAATGGTATTACTAATCTCGCATCAGGCACTAACTTCATCTCATTCGTAGGCACCAATGTCTGTATAAACTTCTTATAGTCTGGCGTAAAGAGTAGTTTATTAAAATACTTGTTAGGTATTTTTCTTTTTACTGCATAGACTTTACAGAAGTGATTATCTGGTAAATCTGATAGCCACTCTGCGTGTTCAAAGTCTTGTCGCCTTACTTTTCCAAATTTTGGTGACTTAATACTATCGAATTTTGGTTCTCTAAAGTTAGAATAGCCAGACTCACCTGACTTATACCTTTCAAGTACAAATGATTTGTATATTTCTGAATCAAACTGTTTGATGAAATTACCGAGACTAGTGCTAGCACCACAGTTATGACACCTATAAAATAAATTGTTAGATTTTGCGTAAACATATCCTCTCGCTTTTAATAAATTCTTTTTACTATCACCACATATGGGACACGAAAAGTTCCATAGATAATCTTTCTTTTGTTTGAAGTTTCTTAATCTATGGGAAAGTAAACGAATGTATTTGGATTCAATTGCTAACGACATAATGTAATAATAACACGAATGATATTATATTACAAGCGTTAGTAGGGTAGACATGTCTAACTTGCCTAAGAAAAATGCGGCTGTTACTGCAACACCTAGTATAAGCCATTTATATTTTTCAATATCATTTAAATTAATTCTTAGTTTACTTTTATCTGATTGCTTATGGCAAGCTAAGTCTTTTCTAAGACTGTCTATCCTTGAATTGATTGATGATTCTATTTGATCTATTCTCTCATGTACATGAGTAAGTTGAGTTGGTACTTGGTCAATACGTTCATGAACCTCCCTTGCAATTGTAGTGATTCGTGAGTGTAATTCTTTTATGTCGCCTTCTACTGTTACTCTATATCTTTTTTGCGACTCATGTTTTTCCTCGTGTGCTGTTAACATCTGAAGCACATTCACATTTAGTTCTTGTATCTTTTCTATTGATATAGAAATTTTTTCTGTGAGTTTATTTACTTGTTCAAATTCACCTTTGAGCAAGCCTATCTCTAACTTTAGGTCGTGTATATTTTCAGGCATCACACTACCGCTGATAAAGCCTTGAGTGCTAATGTAATGTTCGCTTGTAATCCTATTTTCAGTTTTAGTTCTTCTTCTGTATCGTGTATAATTTTTTCTTGTTTTAGACCCTCAAGTAGGTCTTTGTATTCGTCTTTAGATAGTTCACCTGACTCATACAGGTTTTTATATTCATTGATTGAATAACTTAACTGTGTTACATTCATCTATTCTTACCCCCTATTGCCTTCTGTATTTTTCTTGCTGATCTTTCAATTTGTTGTAACTTTAGTCTACAATAATTATGTGAAACAAATTCTTCAGTATCATATTTAGATTTAAATTGTTGCACTAATTCATGTAATGCTCTCACCATTTCAATTGTGTCATCATTATTCGGTAAAAATTGCACATAGTTAAACATATTTAAAGAAAAATAATTTAGTTGAAGCACATAGTCATAATCAAAAAATTCTTCATCGCAATATGGCACAACTGTTTGTGCAAAAGACCTTAAATCAACAACTGATCTATATTCATTTTGATCGAATTTAGATAATTTTAAGGTATCTAAAACTGCACAACTTGATAATAAAAATGATACACTAATTATTGCTATCGTCTTTTTCATAATAGTCCTTATACTTCATAATTATTACTCTCTGAGTATTGATGAAGTTTCTGATTTCTGCCATGTTAATAGATAGTTTTTCATATCCATCATCTGTAAGGCCAAATAAAACTAAATCTTTCTTCTTATCTTTTAATTTCTTCCACACCTCATCGACATTATCTGGCGTGATTATGACCCATTCTATTTTTTGTGGTGATAATGGTTTGGGTTGTTCTATATTTAGGTGGGTTCGCTTTACTTCCTGTGTTTGTACTTGTATTTCTTTTACATCTTTTTTCCAAAAACTAGGAAATGCACACCCACTAATTAAAAACGGGAATATAATTAGGGTTGGCAAGTGTCGGACATTCACGATTTATTTCACTTTCTTTTTTAGCATTGATTTCTTTTTCTGTTCTTTCTGCACCTGTGGCTATTTCTAAACATCTAAGTGCGTTTTTTGTACCACGATTGATAAGTCTTTCCATGGCTCTTGGTTTCTTTACAGCTATCTTACCAATATCTCTACTTTCACCTTTTGCATTTACATTGAACTTACTGATTAAGTTTTTTACTTCATCTCTTTGTCTACCGAGCTCTGTGTTTACTTCTTCATTGATTCTCTGTATTTGAGCGATATCAACCCTCATCTGTTCTATTACTGCACTTTGATCAGATAAAGATTTCTCTAATATTTTATTATTTGCTTCAGATGTGGCCAGTTCGGCCTTGAGATTCATTGCATACCATAAACCACCTGCGACAATAATAACAATACCAAGATACGATAAAATTTTAACTACACTAAAAACATTAAACATTCTGCCTTCGTTTCATGTATAATATAAATGGCATCAACTTTCTAAACTTACGACCTCTTTTTCTAGGCACGCCAGGTTCACCTTGAGGCCCGATACCTAAACCTGCGATATTACCACCGCCAACTGCATTGACTGGTGCATCTTCATTCTTAGGCACACAATTAGGAACACGCCTACCATTTTTCATTTTCATGCCAACTTGTTTATGTGTATCCCAACATGGGCCATCTTCTTTTCTAAGAGTAGGTTCTTTTCTTTCAGGTGCCGGTTTTCTAGGTTTGTTAACCATAGCTCTAGTTAAATCACCAGGTTTGTAACCTTTTCTTTCAACGCCTCTTCTAAATTTCTTAAATCTAGCCTTTGCTGTTCTTGCGGCCTTTTGTGTATGATAATCCGCTTGAACACCTAATGCTTCACCAGCAGAGGCGCCAGCCGCTTGAGCACCAATTTTATCACCCATGTATTGACCTGCGACTCTACCTACTGTAGTGAAAACACCTTTTTCGTTTAGATTTTCTTCGTCCATAAAATGACCACTCTTTGGTATCTTTACGTTTACTGTGTTTGCTGTTTTACCTTGACCTGCTTTCATTAAAAGATTTAAATAAGTTTTACTATATGGTCTACCCGCTTCTTTCATGTATTTAAGTCTTTGTTTATTTGTCTTTTTAAGCGGGTGATCTTTACTTTTATATTTTGTTTTTCTTAGACCATCTTTATCATAATTACCAGATTTCTTTTTTGAAATTGCTATAGCAGCTTGTTGAGCTGCATTTTCATTCATCTTTTTTTTCTTACGACCAGCACAATGAGCCTTTTGACTAAAGCCTTTGGGGTTGCTACAGTCAATGCTTTTTTTGTACTTGTCTGACCATTTAGCCATTATAGATTCCTTAATTTATCAGCAACTTCCATATCAATTGGTATAGATGAATCATATACGTCCATACCTTTGACGCCTTCTATTTTTCTAGGCATTATATTTAAAAATGTCAAATAAGTTTTTAAAGTGCTATAATCATCTTTTGACATCTTAAAAAATAATATCCTACTTGTTACCTCTGGTCCAAAAACATTGTATAGAACTGTAAGGTGATTGATAACTAATCTTTCTTTTATATCACCATACTTTCTATGTCTTTTAAACAATCTTTTCAGATAGTTTATTCTTTTTAAGTCCTCTTTAAACTCACTCATTACATAGTTCGGTTTATCATAGGCCTTAATTACATACATCATCCAGTTTTCATTATTAAGATTTTCAAATGCCACTTAAAGTTCTTCGCCTTCCCCCTCATCTAATAAAAGATCCGCAATTCTATCTTCATCAGCCA